GACGTGTGTTTTTGTTCGGTCTCTTAATTCTGTTAAGTTAGCTGCTCCGTTTACATTCCATACTTTTCGATTTCCAACATTGAATTGATACCCCTCACAGTATCTAATTGCGTATGCCATCCAATTATATGCGATTGGTGAGTCAACTAAGTCCAATAGGTTGAAATAGTTTATTGGTCGAGATGTCATAGGTGTTCCTGTTAACAACCAAACCTTACCAACTTTTTTACAAATGTCATTAACAATCTTCGTTCTTTGAGCTTGTTTGTTTTGAATATAATGGGCTTCATCAATTATTATTAAATCAAAACCTTCCTTTAATACTAAAGATTCTTTTACCTTCTTTAGGTTGTGAAAGTTTTTAAGGATGTCAAAGTTGATAATAGTAAAGTCGGTCGGTAACCATTTCTTACCTTCAATTATAGAAACTTCTTTATCGGTATAATTTGCAATTTCACGTTGCCAATTAATTTTTAGTGATGCAGGACATATAATCAATACTTTCTGAGCCTTACCTTCTAATGATGCAATGACCGTTGAGGTGGTCTTTCCTAACCCCATATCGTCAGCAAGAATATATTTGTCGTTACCAACTAACTTTTCAATTGCAAGTTTCTGATGTTCTAATGGTGGTCGGTGAGAATATTTTGAATAATCTATTGTGACTTTTCTTTCCTTATTTTGAATTACCGCGGCTTTAGGTAACCAAAATTCGTATAACTCTTGAGTTTCAAATAACTTACCGTATATATGGAATGATTTATCTTTCTCCACCAATATCTTTTCTACATATATTTGTGTCGGTCTCTTGGTGAGGAGTTTCTCTTCCATCATTTTTTTTCCGAAGTACTCATCCAATAACACCCATTTTCTGGCAACCTTTGGGGTGACATCATAAAAGTCAATAATGTAGTCCGCTTGTGCACGAGTCATCTTAAAATGCTTTTTGATTTGCATTTTTTTCTTTAAGGATAATATATAATTGTTATATCCCTCGTAATCTTCTAAAATACGAGTTGCCTTAATCTCAGGTACTTTTGATAATACTTTATTTTCTTCCATATGGATAAATACCCCTAATAATAATCAATTTATAGATATTTATCAATTGATGAGTCAAAGAAAAGTTCCAATAACGCGATTAAATAAATTCTTCGGTGACGAAGATTTTGATTTAGACATATCCATGGGCCAAGAATGGTTGCACGGGGATATGAATTTTACATTTGTATTATATCGTGTTGATAGACAAAGAACAAAAAAAGATGATGTTTATGGTGAGGTGGTATCCGAAGGGGTACAATACCACGCACCTGTGGAACTCAAGGGTTATGTTCAGGTTGAAGCACCTACGAATGCATTTATGGGTTCGTCAAGAATTGGACAGGTAGAACCCGGTAATCTTAAAGTTGGTATTTATCAATCTTATTTAGAGGAGATGAATGTTGACATCGAGTTTGGAGACTACATTGGTTATTATGAAAAAGAAGATAGAGTTAGATACTATTCGGTTGTTGATGACGGCCGTATCACCTCGGATAACAGACACACATATGGTGGTTATAAGCCATATTACCGCAGCGTCATTGCATCGCCGGTCACAAATGATGAATTCAACGGAATCTAATGGCACTACCAAAGAAAATAAAGAAGACTTTAGACCTGATACCTAAGAAGACAGGATTAGCGAGAAGAGAAGAACTTTTGGAGGATATTCAAAAGGATGGGACTTATTTGCCAAAAGGTATTGGTCATGCAGATTTAGACAGAGGAATGTTAGATTTCGTTAAAAATGAATTAGAAACATTTATGGATGGTAAGATTATCCCTACTGTAGATATTATCATCACCACACAAAACTGGTCACAATTTACAGAAACTTGGAATTTCCAAGATTTGGATAAGAACGTAAAACCCCCTTTTGTTTCTACGGTTAGACAACCTGAGGTACCTTACGGCTCAAACCCATCATTACAATATACTATTCCAAATAGAAAACAATTTTATTATGCTAAAGTACCGACTTGGGACGGACAAAGAAAAGGTGTTGACGTATATAAGATACCTCAACCTATTCCTGTTGATATTACTTATAATGTTAAACTGTTTGTAAACCGTATGAGGTCGTTGAATGAGTTCAACAAAAATGTATTACAGAACTTTGCGTCTCGTCAGGCATATACAAATATAAAAGGACACTACATACCAATCGTTCTTAATAATATTTCAGATGAATCTGTTTTAGATATCGACAGAAGAAAGTATTACATTCAAAACTACGAATTTACGATGTTAGGGTTCTTAATGGATGAAGAAGAGTTCGAGGTCAGTCCTGGTATTTCAAGAGCGATTACTATGTATGAAATTCCTCAACTTAATAAATCACGAAAGGTAAATCCTCAACCTGAAAACCCTAATGAGTTCCCATTAGATTTACTGTTTGTTGATGGAAACAATGAGTTGAGTGAAATTTTTAGATACACTGCGGACTTGATTGTTAAAAACGATGATAATGTTGATACCTTTTCGATTTATATTAATAATGATTATGTAGGTGATAATTTAACTAAAATTCAAATCAACACTAATGATTTGGTAAGGTTCGTAGTTACTAAAGATTCACCTGGTGAGTCAAAGATTTATACTACGGCTAAGTTATTATAATTTACTCACCGTAGATATCTTTTGGACGAGAACACTTGTCCATAATCATCTTCTCTAAAAACTTATACATTTTCAATCCATTATCCTCACAATACTCTTTTAGTGTTGAGTGTGCCTCTATGGATATCTTAATATTCTTTATCTCTTTCATAATATAAGGTAGAAAAAAGGTAGAAAAAATTCTACCTAATTAATAAATATAGTGCTGGTGTAAATGTTTTTTGAGTTTTTCTCAAATATTTATAATAAAAATAAATTCTAAAAGAAATTAAAAAACATGGCAAGTTCAAACAGAGTTTTTGTTTCTCCGGGTGTTTATACATCAGAAAGAGACTTGAGTTTCGTAGCACAAAGTGTGGGTGTAACAACTATGGGTGTTGTTGGTGAGACCTTAATGGGTCCTGCGTTCGAACCTATATTCGTTAGTTCATACGACGAATTTCAAGCATACTTCGGAGGCACAAATCCAACAAAATTTGTAAACACACAGATTCCAAAATATGAGGCGGCTTATATTGCAAAAGCGTATTTACAGCAGTCTAATCAATTATTCGTAACAAGAGTACTCGGTTTGTCGGGTTATGATGCTGGACCATCATGGTCAATTACTACACAGGCAAATTTAGACTCGAGTACACTATCAACACCAACGTTATCGACTTGGTCTACAACATTCACCGGTAATACAGGTACAACAAGTACTGTGGAATTTACAGGTTCGTTTAGTAGTCCTTTAAGTGATTTCATCAACGATAAAATTACTTTATACAATGGGGACTCAACAACAATGTCGGGTCAATTACAATCTTTTGTACATAGCTTAATACTTGATAACTCACTATCAGCAACTACGGGTGCACAATGGGGTGTGGTAACAGATGCGGTGTATAACTCATTTACAGGTGCTGGATATTCAGTTTCATCCTCGAATAACTTCTTATCAGTTGACGGTTTGTATAACTCAGTTGCTGACTATGATGATTCATTGATGGACCCTTGGTATTATGCTTGTTTCGAACCTGGTTCGGGTGACAACTATTCGGGTATTTCATTCAATGTTGTAATGAATAATGATTTTACTGACTTAGGTGGTGGTAACTTCTCAGGAACTATCAGTGGTTCAGTATTAACATATGATGCATCGGCATTTACTGAATACAATGATGTTGTGGTTACAACATTCCGTTCAAGAGGTATAAACAGTAATAGTGACGGTGGTCCAGTATATATGGCAAGTGGAGTATCACAAGTCACTATGGACTGTTCAGGTGTTTATGCTGATGTACAGAAAAATCCTTTCTCTTCGTTTGGTATTTCAGGTGTTACTAATGCTGGTGATAATTTTACATTTAAAACGTCATTCTCATTAAGCGACACTAACTATATCAATAAAGTGTTTGGTGGTACTAACTTTGGTAAGAGTAGAAATGAATTCCCATTATTTGCGGAAGAAGTTTATTACTCACTATTAAATGAAGGTTATAAGTTGGGTAAGATTCGTGGTTTAAACTGTGAACTTACTGCGTTACCATCGGCTAGACAAGATGATGGAAATAACACGTCTATTGGTTGGTATTTAGAACAATACCAAACACCATACACACCTTTCATTGTTTCAGAATTGAGAGGTTCTCAAGTAGACAGACTATTCAGAGTTATATTAATTTCTGATGGTAATGTCGCTAACAACCAAGTTAAAGTATCGATAGCTAATGTATCTTTCGCTAACTTAACG